ATTATCGCTTTCTCTGCGTACGGGTCCGTTGATTTGTGGTGGTTAATATGTACTGCAAATAGTATAATTGACCCTAACACAGAATTACCTGCAGGAAAGCAGATAAAAATTCCTATAATATAGAACAATGGAAAGTTATGCTGGTTATAGAGGGACCTCTCCGCCTAGTCTACTTGTCTCTTTTAATAGGGATGAAGTGGATGTTGAGAGCGGTACCTTTTCGAAATACCAAGACCCTCTAGACTTAAAGAATACTTTTTTAAGCTGGGACTACAGCTTCGACTCCGGCAATAATGGGCTCGGTAAGCTTGTAATGATTAATCCCTCAGTTGCTATCGAGGATAAGTTATTTTCATGGTATGCTGCTTTGTCTCCCCGTTCTTGGACATCACAGGCCAGAGCACTTCCTATAGGGGAGCTAGAAGCACAGGTTCAGGAAGTCGCTGATTTCTACGTCAGATGGGGGTATCAATCAGCTCCAAATCTTGGGGTTCAAGATAAAGGGTTCCTAGGCAGCACGAACGTAAACGCTCTATCCCATATTCATAAGTTTAGGCTGTTGGATATGGGGTATCAGATATCTGATAAGGGTGATAAAATAATAACGTTAACTCTTATTAACCTGTGGGAGCTTTATTACGCTAACCCCGATTTTGTTGAAAAGGAGCGATTATTCGAGTTCTCTTTAGTTTACTCCGATGGCAAGATTAGACACCCTAGCGTTATTATGGAGGAGGTTATCCTGCAGTTGCTGGCCGCGCACGATACCTATGTAGGTTATTCTAAATGGACTGATGACCAATTTGAGGCTTTAAATTCAGATTTTGCCGCTACGGTTAAGGCGAAATTACCTTCAGGAGTCAACGGTTTTAACCTAGTCCTCCCGTCCAGGTTAGACCACGCGGAATACGATATTCAGAAGAGTGTAGCTCCAGAGCATGTGTCTGAAGTCACTAGCATGATTATGTGGGAGGCTGCCAGGGACTTCTTCAGTCAGTTCGGACTAGTACCAAGCTTGGTAGTAGATGAGGATTCAGAATCAGCCTCCCAATCCCCCTCACTTAATCAAGGTGTAGGCGCGGCTAACCAAGGGACCCCAGATGACCCAAACCTTACCGCGTTACAGAATGCCGAGAATGCCGTGGCAAATGCCGACGGGTACACCGAGGAGGTTACAATTGTGGACCCTACGAGAGTTGATAATAACCCCTCTGTCGTAATCCTAGCAGGCGGTCCCGCCCCCATGTTAGGTTATACTTTAGTACATAGGGATATACATGGGGTTGCTAAAACTCAACTAACTTCGGCTCAGCTAAAAACCATATTAAATGATAATAAGTATTTCTACGCTGTTAACCCTGCATACAAACAAGTTCTAGTTCAAGACAAGAAATTCCCCGAGGCTGCTCTATACCTTGCATGGTCTGAACCCTACCCCGACCCAAGCACTGCCACCTCAGTGAGTACTGATACGGGGCTTTTGTCATATCCTGTTGACCCTAATGGCTCCACTGATGCGGTAGCAATGTCTATAGAATTGGCTCTACAAGCTCTGGAGGCTAGAAAACAAGAAAAGGTTGATGAGTTGAATGAGCTAAAAATGGCGGGTCCAATCCAAGCCCTTCCTGTCCCTGACTTTGAGGCTGTTTTATCTCAAGTACCTATTAAAAATAACACGCTTCAATTTGTCTCTCATAACTTAAGGGTAGACATGGAACGCATGGTAGAACATTTAAATGATAAGTATTTCAAAGGGACTTCAAGGTATCTTCAAACAGGGAAATTAGAGTTCTCTAATGTGCCTAAAAAAGACCGCCTTTCCGTTCAGGGTGCTCTGGGAACTCTTTTTGAAGGTTCTGGCCCTACAGTACCTGACTGGGAAAAGGATAACGGGGTATTGATTCTAACGAATAGCAATACTATGAGTGAGATTTTTAAGTTTTCTAATGGTAAAGGAAGTATTAAATCCTTCCCTATTCAGTCAAAAACAAACCCCCAAGCCATCTCTTTGGCGACAGGCTTTAATAATCGAAAGGATAATATTATTACTTCTTTAAACTGGCGGTTAAATCAAGGTTCTATATTCCATGAGATTAGGCAAACTCCTGTAATAGTGCAAAAGTTATATAACGTGGCGAAGAGGTTTGAAGAAGACTCTGGCTATCAAGACGTTGTAATTGGAACTCTTGGTATGCAGTTACATGAGGGTCAGGTAGCTCCTGGGGCTGGGTCCACGGCCGACTCAACTACCAGCATAACCTCCACTGGACCATATGATACAGGGCTAGGAATTAGTGTTCAAGGTATAGAGAATCAGGAGGATGTAGTCAGCAAGCAAGCATTTCCTAAGGAGGCTGTAGATAAGGCCCTAGCTCAATCGGTCACGCTGACAGCCTTTAATAAGGGCGTTCAGGATTCTGGAGGCAATAATCCTACGGGTAAGGCTAAACTCGTTGCGCAAGTGGCGGAAGACCTAGATTTTATATTAAATAATAACCTAACTCATATATTCTTCCCTCAAGTTAGCCCCGAGACCCAGGACAGAATCTTGCTTAGAATGACGGGGGAGAATCTTTATGGAGCGCCAAATAGACTATCTTCAAGTACCTCCTATTTTCAATACGTTACCAAGTCCCCTTTAAGCGTTCTACAAAAAGTCTTAGAGGAGGGAGGTACTTCTTTAAATGACCCTGCGAACGCTATTTTGCTTCAAGCTAAAATTCAATCCTTGAACATATTTAAAAAATTAATAACAGACATTAATCTAGAGATTCTGGGAGTGCCTGAGATGGATATTTGGACTAATGAAATTCAAAATAGAAGTGTCGCCTTGTGGGTGCATGAACCTAGAGACCCTGGGACGTATCACTGGCTAACTGGCATGTACACTATAAGCTCTTTCGGTCATAAGATTGACATTAATGGGTATAAAACTACCTTAACTTTAGTTCCTAAATTACCAAACACAAAAGAAGAGATGCTAAAATACACGATACTTCAGGTAGGGGGTGACTCCATATGAGGCTTGGAATTGTAGTAGATACGAAAGATATTACAAGTGCGGGTATAATAAAAGTTATGCCTGTAGATTCTAAAGGTCAACTTGCTAGAACTGCTATACCTGTCGTGTACCTCTCAATGAACATAGGAGCTGGTCAGGGTATATTTTCGATGCCTGGAAAGGGTACGGTTATAATGTACGAAGATGCGTCGAACGCTTTAAAACATTTAAACGCATTTGAGCAGTCCACTGACATTCCTTATAAATGGGTGTATGTGGGGTCTTTAACTTCGCAGATGATTCAGCGGAGAGGCCAGTCCTCAGTATCAGATGATAAGAATGACGCTGATGAGGGTAACGATACTCAAAAAGACTACTTGCAAAGAGACCCTTTTAAGAATAGTATAATCCTAGACAGTGGAGTACCTGAGGCAGGGCTTGTGTACGCCGATAACTTCCTCCCTCAACAGGATGTTTGGAAGCATAAATGCGGTCATAAATTTATTATGTCCCATAAGATTACGGGTAAGGGTAGGCATGATAACTCCCTCCTTCTACAGGCCGCATCAGGCAAGAAGATTCACATAGATGACGGCCCCGCGCAGATGAGAATGGACCGTATAACTATAACTGACGAGCATAAGAATAGAATTGTTATACGTACGGGTGGTGATAATCCAGATAGCTCCACTATCCATACTATACGAAATCAGGATTACACCACGGAGAAAGGGTCTCAAGTTATGACGGTTATGCCAGCCAGTAAAGGTCCTATGCGAAGGGACCAGCTAGGTACGGGCGACATGAAAGATTTTGTAGCGAAAGGAAACTACAATTTACTTGTTGAGAAAGATATTCTACGCGTTAGCCTTAAAGGGGATATTAAGGAACAGGCCGATACTGGAAATATAGATTACAATGCTACAGTAGGCGAGATTAGAATAGAGGCTGGGACTGCTATCACCCTAACGTGCGGTGCATCTGTTATCACTATGACCCCCGCTTCTATTGTCATAGATTCCCCCTCCTTTACTGTAAATTCACCGTTAACTACCTTTAACTCCGCTTCCATGGCGTTCAACGGAACCGCAACCCTAACAGGCGTCACTGGAACTCTTAATACTCATATGCACGTAGGTAACCACGGAATACCTACTCCTGTTATCTAAGGCTAAATACTACTATGACACATTCTGCACCTCCTGGACCTAATTATACCCCCGATTTTATCTCAGATATAATTGCGGTTTACGACAGCCTTGCTGTAGTCTTAACTGCAATGGACCTGAATTCAGGTATCAACGCTGCATCAGGCGCTAATTCCCTCGCTATTGCGGGGTGGGTAGCAGCGTCTAATGCACTACTTCTTCAGTATAGAGTAGCTGCTCTTGAAGAAGTGCTTACTATTGGCAGCACTCCCCCCGTCTTTGATAAGGATAAGCTATTTCTTATTGACTCGACTCCATTAACTCAAGCCTAATTAAACATGATTTCTGAAAATACACTAAATCTTTTACCTACAAACTCTTTAGCGGCTTTGTCTAACGGTCTTACTCAAAAGGGCCTAGATGAGCAGTCGGAGTTGTCTGCGGAAAAAGCACGCTCCGATAAAATGAACGGTGTATCTGAAGTTGAAAATACGGAAGGCGGTAGGACGACATTTTCCTTAAAGAATACTTTAGCGACGATTAAATCTGCTGTAGAGATTGCGGGGATGGCTAAAAATGTTTATGATATGGTTAAAACGCTGGTAGATGGTGAGGAAGAGCCTTACGAGCCTGACTCCATCGCGCCTGGAACCGATACCAGCCCAGCCGCTATCGACGTTATGGGCTCAGACCTTAGCGACCAAATAGGTGACGGTGATTCTCAAGCAGGTACCTCAACCGCTTTAGACCTGCAGAGGCTTGAATCCTCCCAAAATATTATCCGATTGCAAGGGGAGTTAGCGCAGACTATCACTCAAATAGAGTCCGTAAATGAAGTTATAAAAAAGAGAGCTTCAGGAGAGTTGCCAAGTCCAAAAGTTAATTTTAGTAGAGTGCAAGACGCCTTAGAGAATACACTCGCAGAGCTAGGGCAGTCTGGGGCGTTTACCGCAGAGCAGTTAGATATTATTACTAAGAATCTTGAACGCGCCACTGAGGCCAATTTAGATACCTTTGAGGCTCTGGTCGAGAATAAAATTGTAATTCCTTTTGTTGAGAACTCCGCAGCCATAGACATAATAGCGGCTCAACTGCTTGACACTGAAATAGTCGATGAGGATGCTTCCATCTTTAGAACGGTCTACGGGCCTCCTATATCCACTACTGGAAAATTTATTTTATCTAAAGATGGAATCTACTATGATTCTAGGAATGGCTCGATTCCCTATGTGACTGCCATGAAGGTTGATTCCCGTTCATGGGAATTACGGTACGCGGCTAACCGAGGAGGTAAAGGGCAGTTATATAATAATGATAACTCCCAGAGGTTCGCAGATACCATCCTATCCTATGAGTATCAAAATGAGTCTGGGGCTGTTAAAGATTTCTATAAGTATGACGATGTTTTGGCAAATTTAGAGAATGACCGAAATCTTCAGGTACAGTCAGTTTCGGGCAGGATAGATGATATGCTTAGTGAAGGGTATGAGCTTTCATCTGCCATTATTAAAAACTATAAGGAGAGCTATGCAAGCATTGGTCATGCCTACGAGAGCAAGATTAAAAAGCGCAAGAAGCAACTTCAAATTGCGGCTCTATTTGGCCCGTTTGGGGTTACTACCCCTGGAGATATAGAGGGCCCAGGAGAGTTTTATAGGTTAGACGCTTTTACAGCAGCAGACCCAATTGATTTACTTCAATGTGGCATTGAGGAACCCTTCCTAACTCATACATACGCCAACAATGGGCAGAATATAGCAGGCGAGCCGTTAGATACGGTGCATGTTCCAATTCCAAGAATCCCCCTTAATGATTTTTCTTATCTGAAAGATGTAGGTTTAATTCCAGGTTTAAACTTTCAGGAAGATACAATGTTGCATTCATCAGATTTGGATGAGACTACGTCTCCCCGCGCTCCCGTGTACTTAGAGCAGGGGCCTGGGGAACCTATTCAAGCTATCCCCGAAATGTCCATATCTCCTATAGGGGTAACTGACTGGGTTAATACCTCTGGGGATACAGCCCTTTCTGGTACGGTGCCTTTCCTTAGGACACTCGATAGCTCTATAGTGCAGGATAAGCTTGTCGTTTGTTATAACTTTCTAGAACCAAGTGCTGTTGTAGCTCCAAGCTCCACCACTTTTGGAGTTACTAATTACGTTAATGGAGGTTATCCTTTAAATGCAAAGATGGTAGGCTCTTCTGCCTCATCCATTTTCGTTTCAGGGGTGACCATTCCTTATTTAACAGGCTCCTTGCATAATATAAACCGTAAGTACGGTCTTAGGTATGGCTGGTTGGACGCTTCCACAGGCTCTTACGTACGCCTCCCTAACAATTGGAGAGATAGCAAGCTCTATCCAGCATCACAATCATTAGATTCCTTAATGTATAATAAAAGGGGTTGGTCAATGGATTTCTGGGCGCATACTCCAGGGCTATCCTCCACTCTAACTGCCGCTCACAGGTATAAGTTAGTAGCCGCAAACGAAAACTGTGGGGACCCTGTAACTAGTGACATTACGACTACAGTAATAACGACCGCTGGTTACGGGGGAGTTGGTCAGAACGGGAGTGGTAGAACAAGGGGTATGATTGTAGGGTGGAGAGATAGGGGTGACCCTGGCACTGTAAACGCCAGCGGCTTAGAGCTCGTTGTTCTTCCTACAGTATCTCAAAACAACGAGCGTTGGGGTAAGAGTGTGTGTATAGCTGAGGAGGTTAGCGGAGAGGGTGGAGCGGCATGCTCTACAGAGTACGGTTTCAAGATACCTGTAGATACTCTTACAGCGAGTGGTTATTCTATTGGGTCTGCTTCAGGCGCTTTTACGCACTACGTTATAGCTTGTGACCTTCCCACGGACACTATCACGGCTTATGTTAACGGGCAGTTTATAGCTTCGGCTAATGTTAGCACGTCCTTTGGTGTAAAGGCTGGTACCGCTTTAGATATTCCGACCCGTATATCTGAAGGGAGCTATCAAGACCCTCAAGGGCGATTCGGGGAAAAACTGTATAAGGGAACCTTGGAGGGTAAACCTCCTATCTTTACCCCCTGGATTTTAGGGGGAGGGTTTACTGACGGTATAGGTCATGAGTCTCCACCCGTCTTCTCTTCCACCTTCCCAGGCTTCCTAGGGACCAATACAAATGATTCTTACTTTAGAGTAGCTATGGAGGCGAATGGAGGTCCTGTCGGCCAGCATTCCGTACTTTCTACTAATTCTCCTGGCCTTGGAGGGTATACACCGACAGGGTCTAACTACAAGTTAGCACGCAGTGGATTAGATGGGCACCTAGGAAGTTTCAAGATGTACGGAAAACCCCTATCTACTAAAGAGGTACTTATAAATTATAATGCACAGCGTCCTTTCTTTACAGGAATCACTACCCCCTTTAGGCTTCTATAATGGCTAGTTACGGAGATTTACAATTTGTTACTACTAACAACGTACACGCTGTTAAGGGTTTAGCATGGCCTTGCCTTACGGATAATACGGGAGGTATGTTCTCTAGAAACTTCAACGAGACCTCTATTAAGGATGGTCTAATTCAGTTACTTCTAACTCAGAGAGGTGAACGTCCTATGAGGTTAGACTTTGGTACAGATTTACGTTCTTCAGTATTTGCGCCAATGGATTCATATACGGTTGAAACTCTAGAAAACTCTATCCGAACTGCAATAGAGCGGTACGAACCAAGAGTAATTATAAGAAGTTTTTCCTTGACCCCCCAAACCGAAACCTCGGAAATGTTTCTAGAATTAGCATTTTCTATAAAGAATAATGTATTCACTACAGAGGGAATTTACCTAACTGTAAACACGCAAGGAGTTACTATCAATGGTTGACCAAAACGTACCAAATTCAAACCCCGCCTTCGACTCTATTTATAACCCTAGCGGGTTTGATGGTCAAGTAACTTCAGACTGGCTCCGCTTAGGAGGTATTCCAGAGGCACTTAAAAAAGATTTAATTGATTTCTCTACAGCAGATTTCGATGAGTTTAAAGCAAGCTTTAAAGAGTATGTGAAATCTGTTTATCCTCAAGATTACAATAATTTTGTTGAGTCAGATTTAGGTCAGATGCTTACAGAACTATTTGCCTATCAAGCCGCTGTCTTATCTTTCAAGGCCGATGCTTTAGCGCAGGAGAGTTATATTTCTACTGCTAAAACCTCTGAAGGGTTGCTTAAGCTTTTGGAGTTAATTGGCATATCCTTAAGAGGTCCTGTTCCTGCGAAGGCTAATGCAGTGTTAACGGTTACTGATGAGACGTACGCTGTTACTGGTACTGACACCATGACAATCCCTCAAAGTGCCAGAAATGTCGATATGATTAGCACTAGAGACAATTTACCTTTATCTTATACACTCTATGACGTAGATGCGAATGGAAATATAGATATGGAAGCTGCTAATATTACATTAAATGCTGCTGATTTCGAAGACGATGGTCTTACTGCGTCTAATCTACTTCTACTAGAAGGGAAGCTGCAGACCCAGGATGGGACCTTTTTAACTGGCTCAACTAGTCAGGTTATAAAATTAACGTTACCTTCTGTAGTAGAGGGTAGTGTCGTGGTCTCCTCAGTAGATGACTGGTTCACTGAGATTGATAATATATGGTTTGCGTCTGCTGGAACCCCTGCATTTCAGCTTGTTTACAATGAAGACTTTTCCTGTGAGTTACGCTTTGGGGATGGTGTTATCGGTAAAGCTCCTCCCCCAGGCTCAGAGTACAGGGTAATGTATCGTACAGGAGGAGGCTTGAGAGGTAATGTAGGTTCCAACTCTATCTCTAAATCTGACACAGCTCAGTTCAGTATTAGCCCTGGGACTCCCAGAGCATTCTCCTTTACAAACAACAGACCAGGAACAGGTGGCGTAGACGCTCAATCCCTAGAGGAGGCTCGTCGTTTCGGTCCTATGTGGTTTGCGGCTCAGTATAGGGCTGTGACAGGTCAAGATTACACCGCATTTGCTAATCGCTTCAGGAGCGTTCTAGGTAAAACAGGTAAAGCTTTAGCAGTGTTGCGAGACAACGGAAGCGCGGGAAACATGATTGATATTTTTGTGCTTCAAAAAGCTACCGAAAATCACCTGGAAAGAGCAGCGTTTGAATTTAAGTCTGAGTTATTAGCCTATCTAGACAAGTACAGAATGATGACTGATGAGCTTACTATTGTTGATGGTATAGTGAGAACTTTAGATTTGGTTACTACCCTCTATATCGACAAGCAGCAAAAGCTATCTTCTGAGGATGTTAAGCAACGTGTCGCAGGTCTTATTCAGGAATACTTCTCTACAAATGTTATGGATTTTGGGAAGCCTCTCATTTTAGCTGAACTTATTAATTATATTCTAGGAGACCCAGGAGCCCGATTCTTCTCGATTGACAATTACGCTAATGATATTTATGTAGATTTTAATGAAATACTACAGTTGAATAATATAGAGATAAACGTGCAGTACGTATAATGTCCTCATCTACTACAAAGTATAACTATATCGAAATAGTAAACCGTATGGTTCCCGAATTTTATCGGGAAACGGATTTTCGCCTTTACGGAGAGGAGGAAGATGTAAGTTTAACCTTCCTAGGCAAAATGCTAAAAGCTGCTATTCAAAATGATTTATACTTGACGGTTAGTAGTTTTGATTTAACGGAACGTATGCCAACATCTGCTGTGGCGAAATACTTTGTTCCTAACCAGCAAACTAATTTAAGTCCTAATGACTTTCAGCGTAATATTTTAGCTCCATACGCTTTAACGTTCGATTCGTTTCAAACTCAAGAGGAGCTTACTTCCTGGTTCACAGGCACCTTTCTCCCTGACGCTGAATTAAATAACCCTTCAGGATTGCTGTCTCACATGTCAGGGTTAGCGTTTGGGTCCTACTCCTCACTCTCTTCTGTTCATGAGTATTTAATAGAAACTATGGGAATGTTTTATTTCCTAAATACATCTTCTTTAAGTGCTACGAATGCATCTGGAGATGCTTCCGCGTTAATGGTTGAATATATGATACCCCCTTTATTTAAAGGGCAAACTTTAACTACGAAGAATGCGTTAAATTCCCTGTTTAGATTTTTCTGGGAGGGTAGAGACGACAGTACGTATTACGGAAGCTTCTTTCCTTATAGCCATGCAAGCTCAACCGCCTCTTTATCGGCTAATGAGTACCTATCTGGGACTCAGATGTTTACTGCTATTCAAAAACAGTTGGAGACTTGGACTGATGACCGTTTAAAAAATAGTTCCTTTTATGAAGACTCTTTAAGCGTGCTATTAGACGGCACAGGAGGATTCCCTTCTAAGATGAGGGATGCTGGGCCCTTTCAGAGGTTCCTAAAGGCTATTAGTTTAGGCATTGCTGATATAAACTTAATTATAGAAGAGATAGGAGACTTATTAAGTATAGATGACTGCCCTGAGAAATTCTTAGAGTTGTTGGCGAATAATGTTGGATGGCAATTTCTTACGGGTGACTACTCCAAATGGAGAGCCCAGCTAAGAAACGCCGTAATGATGTACAAGACTAAAGGTAGCGTTGTTGGGTTTGACGCAGCCTGCAGGTTAATATTCCCAGATGGGGTATTCGCCGCTTCTGATGTGGGCGAGACATGGGAATCCTATCTCCCTAAATTGCTTTACTACCTAGTAAAAACAGAATCTTTTATTGCTAAAGAGGGTTTAGAGTTTAGTTCCGTAAGTACAACGTTTAGGGATTCATGGCCTTCTGGTGTGAGGTTCAATCAAGCTCCCCCTACCTACTCGGATGCGAAAGATAGAAATTACAGATTTTTAGTTGACGGCATCTTGGAAGATTACTCTAACACCTTTTCAGCTATCTTAATCGGAGGTGTACCCTTTAAAGATAATAAGGTATGGAAGTGTCTTCCTGCCTTGAACGGGTTAAAGGGGTTCTATCACAGGAATTATCCTTCTGATTCTCCTACAGGCGATGTAGGATTTCATGTTGCCGTACCTCCATGGGAGAAGTATGGGTTCTATAAAGAGTGCGAGCTAACGCCTGCGCGAGTTAATTTTTTCTGCCGCGCCTTATCAGGAAGCCGCAACGATTTTGGATTTGAAGTAAACGAGACTTACGTTTTAGCCTTTAAGGATTATATGATGAGCGCTTTGAATCAAGTATATGCACTCTCAGGCGCTCCTGCCCTTGGCGCTAATAACGGTTTCAGGTTCTTTACAAGCGCAATGTCCTTACCTCCTAATTACTCTAAATTTGTGGAGTACGGGCATACTAGCGCTTTGAGTTTATTTGATACTTGGAATACAAAATCTTCCTTTATTTTTGGAGCCTTTGAAGCATCTTCCTTAGATTATACAGTTGCACGCTACGATTCCTTTAGAAACAAAGCGGCGTTGCAAGTTTACGTAGATATCCTGAGAACTTTTCTCCCCTTGCATGTGGTTGCTCGTATAACACTATATGAAGATTTAGAAGACACTCATACAGCCCTAGGGAAGCTGTGCATTCTAACAGATAACTGCCTTGATGATTGGAATACAGAGTATCTACGGTCTTATAGGACTGATTTTTGGGCAGGGGCAAGCGGAACAGGTGCCCTAGGCACCGAAGGCATAAATGGAGATGGTAGAGTTCTTCCTTTATGGGTCAGCGCAGGTTCAAATAATTTTTGGTATGTTTCGGCTACCGACTTAAATAGAAACGCCTCTCGTAGAAGGAACTACCGCTACGCCCTTCCATGTTATCCCTACACTCGACCAGGAAAGGGCCAGCCCATAGCCATGAATCATTATGGTATTGCTACTTCAAACGCCACCCTTAATGAGTACACTACTACCTGGGAGTATATTTCTAAAGGGTTTGAGTACGATACACAAGATTATTTGCCTATGTCTTCTACGGTATGGGACAATAGCGGGTTTTTCTCAGGTACTGATTGTACGCGAGAAGGGTTGATGTCAGTCGATTTCGCTTTATCCTCCCTTTTCCCTTCTCGCGCAGTGCCTGAGACAAATACAGCTTGTAGCTCTGTCCCAATCCTTAGAAATAACATGAAAGGGGTTATGAAGGCTATGACCTCTAGAACCATTCGCCGTAATTCAAATCCGAGATTCTCAGATTTAGATTATAGGAGCTTTGATTTTGGAGATAGCGTTCATAGCAGTTACCATATTTATAAGAATGAATTTAGTAGTATCCTAGCAAATACTGTAAGCCCTAATATTCCTTATTATGGGGGTTATAATTTTATATCTTATGCTTATGGCCCTACTTTGTGGAATAGCGATTTTAGGTACAAAGGACTAATCGACGATAACGTAGCTGGGGCTCTAACACCCCTACCGCAAGGACAGTACACTGGAGGGTATGAACTCCAATGGTCTTCTGTAGTCGCTCCTAGAGCCGCTGCGGGGCTTAGGTACGCAAACTATGATAAGAGGCTTATGACGATTAGTGACCGTCCTTATTTATACGCTGCTCCTGACGCTTCTTCCGAGTATAGCTTGTCGGGAGTTTACAGGACTTCAGGAGAATACATTACTAATGAGATTTTATCAGGGATACAATTCAGGCAATCGCATTCAAACTCTAAGTCTTTTGCTGTAGTAAATAACGGAGACAAAGACGCTGTATTAAACGCCGCTTTAGGTGCGAGTATTGCCTTATTTTCCCCTGACACTAACCCTCTTGAGATTGTAGTTCCTTTTGACCCTCAGTATGCAGGCAATCAAAAGTTCAATAAGCTTAGACCTCAATCCCAATTTAAGGTAGATATTGCAGCTAGAACTCAATCTAATTTAGAAGTTCAAAGCTTAGCTGTAGAGCTTAGCACGTCAGGTGTTCTTGACGATAGAGGCGCAGTTGTTGAATGGAGATTCTGTTGGAGGGATGAGAAGTGGATTCCATCGACGACAGTAGATGACCATATATTTACGAAAGTATTGCCTATAAGCGTGACTGCTAGATGCCCTGAGACTTTATCTGCATCATTTCACACGCAAGACATATTTACAGTAAAATCTATTCCCTGTGGAGATACTTTTAAATCAGGAGATGTACATACTTCCTCTACTGGGTATCTTCTAAAGGTTAAAAGTAACACTACAAATGATATTTTTGATAACACCGTAAGGGATGGGATTGTAATTTATGAAATTTCCGTGGTAGATACTGTACTAAATCAATCCATGAATTACTTTAATAGCAAAGAGATTGATACCATTTATACATTCTGGGATGGCCTAACTACTACAAGTTACTCTCGTGATGCGACTTACTCTACATCCTCCTTTGAGGTTTCTGGGGGAAGCAAGGCAGAGTACGTAGAGCTTCTTGGAGGTTCTACTAATAGTGGGTCAACAACTGAGGGCTCATACACATACAGAAGTTTCAATATGAAGGACTGACATGCAAGGAACACTTTCAATTTATCAAGGGTACTTAGACGGGGGAAACCCCGTTACTGAATCCACGCCTATTATACAAGAGAGAAATCTTATTGTAGATGGAATGAAAGAGCATGTAGTGAATATGCTTACGCGTATACCTGCACCCTCCGCTATTGATGCTGATGTATCCTCTTCGTATAATGTTTCTAACTTCACCGTCCAAGGGTTCACTTTAAGCCCTAACCGTTCAGCCTTTGATAGGGTTCATGCTTTAGGCGCACTTTCTGGTTATGTGGCTACAAGCCCAACCTCATCGGTTTATAAAAACCTAGACCCTTCAGACGGGACTGTTTGGGCATATAACCCAGATATCCCTAACCATCAGTTCTCGTCAGTAAACGTTTCTGGCGGTATTACCCCTAACGCACAGTTAGTAAATCCCGATTTTTCATTATTAGACCCCCTGCTATTAAACGGGAACTTTAGGGATTACTCCCTAGACAGGACATTGTCGGGGGTTCACATGAACGAGGTACTCTCGTTATACGAGCTGAATGGATGGGAAGTTTATAGCGTCCTACGTTACGGTATAACTTATTCTAATTTCGAGGATACTCTAAGACTTGGCTCATGCTCCAGGTATGACCTAAAGGATGTACCTGGGATTTATAGCTTTTTATCGGGGACTACCCCTTCATCTACTTACGGAGAGGCTGACGATGGTATACTCTACATTCGTTCTTTTCAAGATATTGCGTATCCCCCTCAAGTGGCTGACGGCTCTGGGATTGTAAAATTAAAACAACATTTTACTGTAAGAACTCCTGAAATTCTTAAAGAATCAATAGTGGACGGTACTGACAATGTACTCGCTGAAATAACCGCGCAGTTTAGTTCTCTTTCAGGTGACCCAAATTCGCGTATTCACCTTAATGTACGAGACCGAACTTCTGGTGAGTATTATAATTTTAGCTCTACCGCAGGTTTAATTCGAAATTCGTGGGGCGGAAGTGGCGCTCCTTTAGAATTTAACGCAGCGGGAGGTGTTAGTGGCACCATATCTGAGTTTATTAATATACCATCTACTAGAGTCAATCATAATTTTAGTGTTGAGTTTGAGTTTTACTGTCATGACGTAGGCGATGTTTTAAAATGTTATTTTTGGAATTCGAATGTAAATCTTCTAAGAGGCTGGCGCTGGGGTAATATATTCTCAGGCCAGGGGGTACATCGAGTATTAAATAACGATTACCGAAACCCTGCATTGTTTATAAATGCTGAAGGCTCTGTTGGTGCCGCTCCGACTACGGTACCGCTAAGCAGTACAACTTATCTGG